ATAAAAAAATTAAAAAAGCAGAAAATAACACGTTGGAATTGACTGACGGAACAAAGATTGAATTTTATTTATCTGATTACGATTGTTGTGCAGGTGCATATGGTGAATGGATATTATCAGATAATTTTGAAGGTTGTATAACTGATGTGACTTATAAGCATAGTAAAGAAGGTGATTATGGTTACAGTGAAGAAAGAGTAAAAATAACTATTTTCCATAATCAGAATACAATAGCACAAGCAAACTGTTATGGAGATAACGGGAATGATGGATATTATTTCTCTGTGTTATCAGTAAATGTCAGAAGTGTAAATGGTGAAACATTAGATGATTTTCCTTTACTATCAGTACTTTAGGAGGACTAAAAGATGAGAAAATTTGGAATAGAAAGTATATTAGGATTTGTTGTGATAGGAATAATAACTTTTGCAGTTATAATTGGGTTGTTTTCAGGTTACAAAGCTTTAAACAGTAATAAAGACTTTTTAAAAGTAGACTATAATTTTAAAAAAGCAGTAATTAAACTACCTAACGATGAAATAGTTACTGGAGAGGTAGAAGAATGGACTACATACGATAATAAGGATACTGTAAAAGTTAAATTGAAGAACGGAAAACAATATTTAGGGCATTCAAGTGATATTGTTTTATATAACGATTAGGAGGTGCGGTTATGAAATGGAATAAATTAATATTAAGAGAGTTAACTGAAGAAGAACAAGAAGAGTGGGGTTATGAGAGATTATGGGAAGGACCCATACCTAATCTTTATGAAGAGGTGCTAGTAACTTTTCCTTTGTCTCCAGGAAAGTTTGCCGATACACGTATTGACACATGGGAAGAAATTGGAGACGGATTAAGTTTTGAAGATACTGAAAATGATGTTATTTACTGGATGGAATTGCCAAAATATAACGGAGAATTAGACGATTAGGAGGACTAAAATATGGATGGACAAAGATATTTAAACGTTGAAATGAAAGTAAAGTTTGATGTGCCGGTAAGTGAAGATTTTGAATTTGATATTTAATGGAGGAATAGTAATGACTAACGAAGAATTAGAACAAAAAGTAAAACGATTAGAAGAACAACTAACAGAAGTAAGAATTGAACTGTTAGAAAGGAAGGCGGATAAAAAAACTTATGGGGTGGAAGTGCCAGAGGATATAGGAGATTATTATTTTGTTAGTGAATTGGGAGCTATAACTTTACTGAAAGATGTGTTTTTTAGTGCTGCTTATGAGAAAGTATATCAACGAGGTTTAGCTTTCAAAACTAGAGAAGAAGCTGAACAATTCGATAAGGAACGTATATTAATAAAAAAACTGAAGGATTGGGGGAAGAAATATAATGGAGGATGGAAGCCTGATTGGGGAGATTTTAGCAAATATAATCATGCAGTGACGTATGATTATTGTGAAAAATTCTATGTGAAATCTTATTCTTGTGTAAATTTTTTATCTAAACTACCTTATTTCAAATCAGAGGAAATTGCAGAACAATTCATTGAAGAGTTCGGAGATGAAATTAAAGAGGTGCTTTTCTAATGAGATTATACAAAATTACAATTAATTTCAAAAACGGAGAAAAAACAATATATGTTTTTGATGTAGAAACAACAAAGAAATTACTTTGGTATTTCGATATGGCAAAAAGAAACGATGAAATAATGTATTTCGAATATGACTTAAGGGGTATAAAAATTAATCTTATGGATGTGAGCAACATTGAATGTAAAGAGATATAATAGGAGGAAGTAAGATGTTAGAAAGATTAATAAGATTTATAAAATATAAAATTCTAAAAATACAAAGCCCGTCAAGAGGAGGTAAAAATATAATTCATATATCAATAGTACCAGGGGTTGATGTGCCAGATGAAGAATTGATAGTCACAGTAGCTAAAGAAATGAATAAGTTAATAAAATGGGGTTGGAAAGTGGAAAAAATAGAGGTAAATCCTTATCAATATTTAAATAAAACACATTATGTTACTATATATTTCAAATGGGGCAAGGAGTAAACCACTATGTATGATCTAAAAGCTTATACTCCCACTCAAGGTGTAAAATCTGTGGTTAAATACAATTTTAAAACTAAAGAAATTGAGTTAGAAGTACGTCCATACGGAAATATTAAAACTAAACACTTTACGATTTTACGTTGCAGCGAACTAAAAGATATGTGGGGGAATATGATATTTGAAAATAATATTGTTAAATATGATGAACAATTAATCGGTGAAGTAAAGTTCACTAAAGGAAAATTTGTTGTTGAATTTAAACAATTAACGGTTGATTTATGTGACATCAACGATAAAATACTGATAATAGGAGATGTGTATGCAAAGAAAATTGAGTAACGATGAGTATTATAAGCGAAAAAATTTCTTAAATAAAATAAATTCAATTAGAAGTCATATTAAAAGAAATATGGACGAGCTAAAAGAATTAGCTGAGATGAAAAAATCTATTAAAATTACTGATTATACCAAAGAAGATTTTAAAACAAGCGGTAGTAATGTAAGTCAACAGGAAATAATAGTGTGTAAGATTATTGAGTTGGAAAAAGAGATTTATGACAATACCACTGAATTAATGGATGTGAAAATTATTACTAGAGGTGTTTTGAATAAAATAAAAGACGATAAATGCAGACTTTACATGTTTTACAGATATTATGATTGTTTGGATGAAGAGACTATAAAATATAAAATGAATATCTCAACTAGAACATGTCAAAGACTAAATTCTCACGGTATTTTCTCAATAAAAATCTAATTGGCGGTAATTGGCGGAGAAACTCTATTGAATGGCGGTAACAAAAGCCGTATAATGGTAGTATAAGATTTTAGGTAAGATGATACTGATGATAATTTTCTTCCTTTTAAATTTGAAACTAGTTTTTTGTGTACGTAAGATGTTTTATGCTACTTACCTAAAATCGCTTACCATATATAATTTCGAGACAGTTTAACGACTGTCTTTTTTTATTTGTCAAGAAAGGATGGTGGAAAATTGGCAAAGTTAAATTTAAAACAACAAAAATTCGCTGATGAGTACATCATTAGTGGGAATGTTTATAAATCGGCGATAAGTGCAGGTTATTCTGATAATTATGCAAAAAAACAATCTCATAAATTGTTGGAAAATGTAGGTGTAAAAGCGTACATCGATGAACGACTTTCAGAATTAAGTTCAAAAAAAATAGCTGATCAAGATGAAGTGTTGCAATTTTTCACATCTGTAATGCGTGGTGAAATACTTGAGCCTTATGCATTAGGGATAGGAAATGGAGCACAGCAAATTATAGAGGTTAAACCTAATGCAGCAACGAGAAAAAGTGCTGCGGTTGAATTAGCGAAAAGATACGGTTTAACTTCAGAAAAAATTGAAATGAACGTAACTACAAATAGTAAACTTGAAAGTATCTTAACTCAACTAGAGGAGAAAGACGATGAATAACATTGTGTTATCTCCGAAGTATAAATATTTCTTAAAGCATAAAGCAGAAGCGGAAGCACTAGAAGGAACAACAGCAGCAGGAAAAACGACTGTAGGTGTTGTTAAATTCATGTTGAAAGTTGCACAGAGTAAACAAAAATTACATTTCATTAGTGCGAAGTCTGTAGGAGATGCTGAGAAGAATATAATTCAATCAGATTTAGGGATTACTGATATATTTGAAGAATACATAGTATATCGTGGTAATGGTGATGCTAACTATAAAATACCGCATATCAAATATGATACTCCCAGCGGTGAGAAAATTATATTTATTTTAGGTTATTCATCAAGAGATAAATGGGAAAAAGCGTTAGGTTCACAGTTTGGTTGTGGTTTTATTGATGAAATAAATACAGCTGATATTGATTTTGTACAAGAAGCAACTATGAGATGTGATTATTGGATGTGTACGATGAATCCAGACGACCCTACACTCCCTATCTATTCAAGGTATATAAACAGGTTTAGAGCGTTACCTAAATATGAATATGACACACCGCAGGAAATAAGAGAAATGTTAATTGAACCAGAACAAGCTAATTGGACTTACTGGTTTTTTTCTTTTGATCATAATTATGGACTATCTGAAGAAAAGAAAGAAAAGATTAAAAATACAGTTGCAGTCGGTACAAAACTTTATAAGAACAAAATTCAAGGTTTAAGAGGGCGTGCAGAAGGTTTAGTATTCAGTATGTTTGATAGAAAATCAAACGTTATAACTGAAGATATAGCAAGAACTAAAACATTTATTCGCTATTCATGTGGTGTCGATACATCTTACTCAGATAAGACTGAAGATACAATATCGTTTATTTTTCAAGGTATCACAACGGACGGTGAACTGATAGCACTTGAAGAGAAAACTTATAACAATAAAGACTTTAACAACAGTAAAATAGCACCTTCAGACGTTGCAGTAAAATTACATAACTTTTTAGATTACTGTAAAGATAAGTGGGGCTTCTGTCGTAAAGTTTATGTTGATAACGCTGACCAGGCAACGATGATGGAATTAAGAAAGTATAAACAACAAAAAGGTTTGATATATGAGTTTTATAACGCTGATAAGCGTGTAAGAATCATAGATAGAATTAATATTTCAAGTGGTTGGATGAAGAATTTAAAATACTTAGTGTTAAACCACTGTGAAGAACATATCAGAGAGTTAAATATATATTCGTGGAAAGAAGATAAAGACGAACCAGAAGATAGAAATGACCATACTATCAACGCTAGTCAATACGGATATATACCTTACATTAATATTATTGGTCAACAAAATAAACAAGATAATCAATACAGCACGCTTGTTGCTGGATTTGGGAAAGGATAATAAATGGCATATAATGAAACATTCGTTGATAGTACAGGTAAAAGTAAAACTTTGACACTTAGATTTCATAGAGAGTCTAGAATGCGTTACAGAATTAATAACGTTGAAGAACTATTTGAGAATGAGTATAAAGTCTTAAGGGAATTCCTGGAGCATCACAAAAGTACACAACGTCCTAGAATTCAAGAATTATACGATTATGCAGAAGGTAACAACCATACTATTAGCATTCAACAAAGACGTAGTGAGCAAGATATGGCGGATACTAGAATAATTCATAATTTTGGTAAGAGTATATCTGTATTTAAGCAAGGATATTTAGTTGGTAAACCTATTCAAGTTGAATACGAAGACGGAGAAGAAAATAGTGCAACAGATGAAGTACTGAAAGAAATAGCTAAAGTCAATAGCTTTCATGATTTAAACAGAATGCTTGTATTAGATTTATCGAAAGTAGGTAGAGCATACGATTTAGTGTATCGTTCAATGGAGGATGTAACTAAAGTTAAGAGACTAGATCCATTAAATACATTTGTGATTTATGATAATACTTTAGAAGATAAAATGTTAGCTGGTGTAAGGTATTACTCTGTAGGGCTTTCAGATAACAAGAAACATTTTATCGATGTGTATATTAAAGATGTTATTTATAAGTGTCAAATGATAGAAGGTGTAATTACTAAGTTAGCAATCGAGCCTCATATGTTTAACGATGTACCTATCACAGAATATCTCAACACGGCTGAGGGTATGGGAGATTACGAAAGCGAGCTATCATTAATCGACTCATACGATGCAGTTCAATCTGACACAGCAAACTATATGACTGATACTTCTGATGCTATTCTTGCGATATTCGGACAAGTAGCTTTTCCAGATGATGTATTAGGTGACAACAAAAAACAAATTGAATATATGCGTAAAATGAGACGTGCAAGGTTACTTCAGTTAAAACCACCTGTTGATATTAATGGTACTGAAGGTAAAGTTGACGCTAAATACCTTTATAAACAGTATGATGTAAACGGTGTTGAGTCTTATAAAAAACGTATTGTAAATGATATTCATAAGTATACTAACACTCCAGATATGACAGACCAAAATTTCAATGGTGTTCAAAGCGGTGAAGCTATGAAGTATAAACTGTTTGGACTGGAGCAAGCAAGAGTAGACACTCAATCGTTGTTTGAGAAAAGTTTAAAACGTAGATACCAACTTATAGCTAATATCGGTGATTATGTAAAAGAACTTACTGATTTTGATATTTCAAAACTTAAAATCACATTTAATCCTAACCTACCTAAAGCACTTGAAGAGACTATTAACGCTTTTAAATCATTAGGAGGAATGGTTACTAATGAAACAGCAATGAGATTAACTGGAATTGTAGATGACCCAAAAAAAGAACAAGAACTACTTGACACTCCAACAGTTACTGAAGAAAATACTGGATACGATGTTGATAAAGGAAAACTACTTTATAAAATCACAAGTATACTTAAAAAATTCAAAGCTGGAGATTATAGTGAAGCATTAGCAAGGAAATTCTTAAAAGACTTAGGACTAAATGAGATGGATATAGAAAGCTACTTACACGATGGTGAAGAGGTGATAGTAGATGAAACAATCGTTTAATTACTGGAAGAGAAGAGAATTAGCGAACCAACTCAATCAAATTAAAGATGAAAAAGAAACGATGTCACAGATTGAAAAGAATTTTGTTATTACCTTAGCAGATGTAGAACATCAAATTAAAGTGTTCTATGAACGTTATTCAAAGGTCTCAGGTATTTCTATAGAGGAAGCACAAAAGAGAGTATCTGAGCACGATGTAAAAGCCTTTCAGAAGAAAGCAAAAGAGTATGTTAAGAACAAAGATTTTAGCCCAGAAGCTAATGAAGAGTTGAAGCTTTATAATGCTACTATGAGAATTAATAGGTTAGAGTTATTAAAAGCGGAAATAAACTTACACTTAACAAACTTAACTGAAGAAAATAACAAAGAAATAACTGATCACTTAGAAAAGTTAGGTAAGACAGAATATGCTAGACAGGCTGGAATACTAGATACTGAATTGAGATACAGTAAAGAAGGTATTAAAGCAATTGTGAATAGTGATTATAAATACGGGAATTTCAGTCAAACATTGTGGACTAATCAAAAGGCTTTAATGAATACTATTGAAGTTATGTTAAGACGTTCTATCATTCAAGGTGGAAACTCAACTGAATTAGTAGGACGACTTAGAAAACAGTTTGATGTTGGTGTTCATGAAGCTAAAAGACTATTGGTAACTGAAGCGGCACGAGTTCAAGGAGATGTTCAAATAGATAGCATGGAGCAAGCAGGCTATGAAGAGTATGTGTATATCTCTGAACCAACAGCGTGTGATATTTGCAAACCTCTTGATGGACAATATTTTAAGATTAAAGATAGAGAAGTAGGTGTAAATTACTATCCTATGCATCCGTTTTGTAAATGTTCAAGTGCAGCTTATTACGATAGCGAAAAACTAGATAAAGAGATAGCTGAATATCGTAAAGCAAGAGGGCTGGATAATAATTTACAAGAAGATAATAAAGGTGATATAATTAAAGAAGAAAATCCGTTTGATAAAATGTCAAACGGTTTACAATTCAAAAACAGACAACGTTTAAGTATCGCTAGAGATTTATTAGATAGATTAGGTTTAGAAAAAATACCAGTAGGTTATCATACAGGAAAAAGTGCTAGAGGTTATTGCAGTTTTGATTCTGATGGAGATAGATTAATCATTACAGGTTATAGTTTAGAAGAAAATGATGATAGAGGTAAAAATTATCAATTAAAAACTATATTACATGAAGCTTATCACGCTAAAGGTCACGGACGTAAATTTGATTATTTCTCTAACGGTTCAATGAACGAACCATCGTTGGCAATAGAAGAAACATTCGCAGAAAGTTCTTCTCATTATGCTATAAGTAGATTAGGTATCAAGGAACAATTAAGCCCAGCTTATGCAGAATATCTACTTGATACTGTACCTAGATTGAAAAAGCTAGAAAAATATAGTTCGATAAATAATATAATTGATTTAGGTGAGATAGCATGGAATGACAGGTTAAACGGTCAAAATTCACAATGGAATGAACTTGCAAATCAAATAGGTAAAATTGAACATAATTGGCAACAATATGGTTTACAGTATAAAGATTACATATTAGAACATAAAGAAAGACTAATAGATAAGTTTTTAGAAAATGCACCTAACCAAAGAAAATATAAGGACTATATGATTAAAGATATAGACAGTATATTCAGTAAACTTAATAAGGATGAACAATTAACGCATTCAGAGAATTTTGTTTATCAGAATGTGTTAGTTAATGCTATGAATGAAGAGGGGATTAAATAATGTATTTACCAGATGAATTATTCAGAAATAAAGATAATGAAGAAGAAGTATTAAAAATAATATCTGACTTAGAATTAGATTTAAAATCAGATAAATCTTTGACTTTAAATGAAGCTATTTCAAGGCTAGAAGATTTAGGAGAAGATTTAATTATTAAAGAATTAAAATAAACACTTAACATTTTTTGTTAGGTGTTTTTATTATGTCAAAACGGAAATAAAACGCTTACTTTCCGTTTTCAATTAAATAACTACTTTCAAAATGGAAAAATACATCCTTTTTTCCATTTTCGTCCTAGACATGACGTTAAAAGGTCTTTTTATTATGTCAAATTAAACTAGCGTGGCTTATTTCTATAGATAAGTGGTGCACAACTGATCAATAAGAAATAGGACTAGCGTGGATAAGGAGAAACAATGAACAAACAATTTTTATTAAAACTAAACTTACAACACTTTGCAGATGAAGGAACAACGGAAACAAACAATACTGAACCCGAGTTCAAAGCACCTGCTACTCAATCTGAATTAGATAGCTATGTAAATAAAGCAGTTCAAGCAGCTTTAAAAAATCAACAAGCGAAAAATGAAGCTAACTTTAATTCAAGATTAGAAGAAGAAATAAAAAAACGTGAAGACTATTCAAAATTAAGCGAAAGTCAAAAACGTGATAAAGACTTTGAAGACCAAAAAGCAGAATTTGAGAAACAAGTAGCTGAGTTTAGACACTCTCAACTAATTGTGGAAGTTCAGAAAGATTTAGTTAGTAAAGGATTACCTACTGAATTAGCTGAGACATTCGCTTTACATGGGACAGCAGAAGATGCTTTAAAAGCGGTGAATATACTTGAGAAAGTATTCAATGAAGCGGTAAATAAAGCTGTGAAAGAATCTGCTAGACAAACGACACCTAATGTTGGTGCTACTGGAGCGGAAAAGCCGTTGAACTTAGGAGCAAGACTGGCACAAGGTGTAAGTTATAAAAAACCATTTTAGGAGGATAAGAGATGAAAACAACAACAATTTTTAATAAAACTGAAATTTTACACAACCTAGAGTTTGAAGCTATTTCAGTAACAGTAGATAAAGCAACTACAGGAACAGTAACAGAAAACGGACGTAAATTATTAAAAGCTGGAACATTGCTAGCTGGAGATGGTAAGTCTATTTTCGAAGATAGAACAAAAAAAGTTAAAAAATTAACAGGTGATGCAACAGCACAATACGTTGATGGAGTAGCATTACATGACGTTGATTTAACTGATGGTGACTCAGTAGTAGCTTGCGTGTTTAAAGGGACTTTACGTGAAGACAAATGCAACGGTGGTACTGTTGATGCAAACGTAAAATCAAAATTAAACTTAATCAAATTTGTAAAAGGTGTATAAGGAGGACTATAAAATATGGCATTAATTTACGATACAATTACAGCAGAAAATGTAAGTGGATATTGGAACGCTTCACAGGAAAACGTTGATACTACTTTAGGAGATAAATTATTCCCTGCTAGAAAACAATTAGGAATTAAATTAGCATTTGTAAGAGGTGGAAGCGGTAAAGCAGTAGCTTTAAAACCTGCTGCGTTCGACACTAAAGCTCCACTACGCGAAAGAATGAACTTAAGCGTAACTGAAGAGCAAATGCCATTCTTCAAAGAAGCTGTTGTGGTTAAAGAAGAAGAAAGACAACAATTAAATATGATTGAAGCTACTGGTAATCAAGCACTTATTGATAGTGTGGTTACTGGTATTTTTGATGACCAAACACACTTATTAAACGGTGCTAAAGCTAGATTAGAAGCTATGAGAATGCAAGTGTTAGCAACTGGTAAAATTTCATTTAACAACAACGGAGTAGGTCAAGAGTTCGATTATGGGGTTAAAGACTCTATGAAAGGGACTGTTGGAACAAAATGGACTGAAGCAGCAGCAACTCCACTAGCGGATATTGAAAAAGCTATTGAAGCTATGGAAAATCAAGGTAAGAAAGCAGAAATTCTTATCATGACTCAAAAAACTTTTGGTTTAATCAGAAAAGCAGACTCAACTATTAAAATCGTTAAACCATTAGCCCCTAAAGGAGCTACAGTAACAAATACTGAATTAACTGATTATCTTTTAGATGCACATGGTGTAAAAGTTGAGATTAAAAATGATACATTTGTAGATGATGATGGAGTTACTAAAAAATTCTATCCAGAAAGTTATGTATCATTCATTCCTAACGCTACTTTAGGGAAAACAGTATTCGGTACTACACCAGAAGAATCTGATTTATTAGGTGGTAACGTTGCTGGAGTTGAAGTGAAAGTTGTAAATACTGGTATTGCTATTACAACTCAAGAACTAGTTGATCCTGTCAATGTTCAAACTAAAGTAACTATGATTGCTTTACCATCATTTGAAAGATTAGATGATGTGTATATGTTAGATATCGAACCTTAGGAGATAATTTATGGATAGAGATTTAGTATTAGATAACGTTAAAGAAGATTTAGATATTCGTGATACTTTGCAAGATACTATCCTATGCAGACTTATTGATAAGGTTATTGACCATTTCAAATTCACTTATAAACAAGATGAAATTGAAAATAAATACAGGTTCATTATTGAAGATTGTGTTATCAAAAGATTTAACAGACGTGGTGCTGAGGGTGCTACGTCTGAATCCGTTGAAGGTCACTCTGTTAACTATGAGACTTTCTTAAATGAGTTCGCCCCCTGGGATGAAATGTTAAGAGAAGACTTCAAGAAAGAAAAATCAAAGAAAGGTCAATTATTAATATTCTAATGAGATATTCAGAAAGAGCAATTTTAAAACAAGTAGATAAAAATGAGTATGATTATGAAACAGGAGAACATGTCTATAAAGAACTCTATTCAGATATCGTTGCATGCTTCACAATGGATTTAGGACTTGGTAAGTCAGTTCAGATTTTCGGAGATTATAACAAACAAAGAAAAGTTATATTCTTAAAAAATGCTTATAATAAGCCGTTTAATGTTGTTGAATACCGTGGAAAGCGATATATACCAACAGCAGATAAACAACTTAGTAAAGCTTTTTATCTTGAAAGGGATGATAGCGATGGGACTAAAGATATACGGTATTAAGAAATTACAGATAAGTTTAAAAGATAAAGCGCAGATGACTTTAGTCAAAGAAATTGTGAAGAAACATGGAGCAAAGTTAAATCAACAAATGGTTAAGAATGCAGTATTTAAAGGAGGATATTCTACTGGTGCTACTAGAAGGAGTATCAATATCTTAATAGAAAAAGGTGGTTTAATGGCAAGAGTTAAACCAACTACTAAATACTCTCCGTACGTTGAATATGGAACACGCTTTATGGATAAACAACCATTTGTTAAACCTGCTTTCCAACAGGTTAAGAAAGAGTTCGTTAATGACTTGAAAAAATTAACATGATTAAAACTAGAGAACAAAGTATTTTTGATGAAGTATTCAAGATATGTAAGAATTTAGGTTATAAAGTCTACGATTATAAACCTATGAATGAAGTACCTTATCCATTTGTAGAAATGGAAGATACATCTGTTAGTTATGCAATTAATAAAACGGATGTAAAAGGAAATGTCACTCTCTCACTATCTGTGTGGGGGTTGCAGACAAAGCGAAAAGAAGTATCTACTATGGCAAATTCTATATTAGAAAAATGTTTGAGAATAGAGCATACAGACGGTTATTCGTGGAGTTTAAATATTAATTCAAGCAATATCAGAATACTTGATGATAGAACAACAGTAACACCTCTTAAAAGGGCGGTTATTGAATTAGAATTTAATTTAAGATAAGGAGATAAAAATGTCAGAAGCAAAAAAAACTTATGAAGCTAAAAAAGGTATAGATATTATTCTTTTATATCGATTTTTAAAGAATGCTAAAACAGAAGCAGCTTTTAAATTAGCTTTTCAGACTGAACACAGTAATGAGATCAGTAGAGATGCTGAAGCACAAAAAACTAAAGATGGAAATATCCAAAATTTAGGTGCAGTTGAGTATGAATTTTCGGCTAAATCAATTGTAGCTAAAGGTGATAAGCATATCGAGGAATTAAGAGAAGCTTTAATCAGTGGTGATATTATTGAAATCTGGGAAATTGATAAAGCTGAGAAAAATGAATCTAATAAATATAAAGCTACTTATTATCGAGGATATGTAACTAAATTTGGTACTAATCCTAATTCAGAAGATAGTGTAGAGTTAGAGCTTGAATTTTCAATTAATGGAGTTGGGAAAACAGGTTATGCAACATTAACTGATGAACAAGCTAAAGTAGTTCAATATGTGTTTAAAGACACTACTATTGACACAACAGAAGAATAATTAAACAAAGCTAACTGGTAGAAATACTGGTTAGCTATTTTTTTGGAGGAAAATAATATGCAATTAAGATTAAACGAAAATAAAACAGTAGAAGTAAAATTTGGAGTTGGTTTTGTACGAGAATTAGATAAAAACCATCCACTAGAAGCTAAAGGAATTAAGCTTGGTATGTCTTTAAGTATGAAAATACCAGAAATTCTAGGAGGAGATGTGGCAAGTCTGTCTGATGTCCTATATGCAGGAACATTTCTAGAAAAAGAAAGACCAACACAAACTGAAATTGATAATTTTATCGATGAACACGAAGACATCGAAGCATTATTCGATGAAGTAATCAAAGCATTAGAAGAAAGTAATGCGGGAAAGAGAATTCTGAAACAGAACAGGGAAAATCTGAAGAAACAGAACGAAGAGAATCCACAGGAAGCATAAACTCTAAAAACTCCAAAGAAACATACGAAGAAATAATAGTAAATTGTGTAAGGTATCTAGGTATCACAAGTATGTATGAAATAAATATACTCACTCTTAATCAATATAACTTACTGATGAAAGGTGCTCAATTAAGGTTGTTAGATGAAGAACATTTAATTCACAAGCAAGCATGGTTGAATCGTGTAGTTAAACGAACAGAGGCGAAAGGCAAGCAAGAAGTATATGTCTACGGAAGCTTTAAAGACTTTTTCGACTATGAAAAAGAATATAGAGAAATAACTGGTGAAATAGTACCTACTATCAAAGATGAAGAATTAAGCAATTTACTATTAAAAGCAAATATGTAGAAAGGAGAAAAAAATATGGCAGAACAATATTCAGTAGAAGCGATATTATCTGCAGTGGATAAAGGTTTTACTCATACGCTAGATGCTATTAATGAAAAGCTAGATAAGTTTGATGCTAAGGCTAGTAAAAGTGAACAAAGCGGTCAGAAAATTGGCGGTACATTTAAAGCTATGGCATTAGCAAATTTAGCGGCAGGAGCTATTACTAAAGTTACTGGTGATATAGGTAGTTTGATTAGTGAATCATTTAAAGCATCTGATGCAATGGATAAATTCAGAAGTACAATGCAGTTCGCTGGATTAGATAATAGTGCTATAGAAAAAAGTGCAGCAAGTGTAAGGAAATATGCAGATGATACTGTGTATGATTTAGACACAATAGCAAATACTACAGCACAATTAGCGGCAAACGGTATTAAAGACTATGATGGACTAACACAAGCAGCAGGTAACTTAAATGCAGTTGCTGGTGGTAATGCTGACACATTTAAATCAGTAGCAATGGTAATGACTCAGACCGCTTCTGCTGGTAAATTAACTGGTGAAAACTGGAGACAGTTATCTGATGCAATTCCTGGGGCTAGTGGAAAAATTCAAGAAGCATTGAAGAAAAACGGAGCTTATACTGGAGACTTTAGAAAAGCACTAGAGCAAGGTAAAATCAGTGCTGATGAATTTAATAAAGCTATTATGGATTTAGGTATGACAGATGTTGCAAGAGAAGCGGCAACCTCAACTAAAACTATTGAAGGTGCAGTAGGAAATATGCAAGCGGGTATTGTCACGAAGATTAATGAAATAATAGATGCCATTGGTAAGGATAAGATCACTGGAATAATAAATAGTATAGGTGAATTTGTAACAGGTGGATTAAGTGTGTTAAAAACAGTTATACCACCGATTGTTAGTGGAATAACTAGTTTATTTAGTGTGTTAAGTGATAATAAAGCTATTGTGGTTGCTTTGACTGGTGCGTTCATCGGATTCAGAACAGCTTTAATGATAACCACAGCTATTGAATTAGCAAGAGAAGCCTTGACAAAATTCAAAACAGCACAACAAGCGGCAACAATAGGTCAAGCAGCATTAAATGCGGTTATGGCAATTAATCCATTTGTACTTATTGTAGCGGCAATTACAGCGTTAGTCGCTTTAATAATTTACCTATGGAATACCAACGAAGGTTTTAGAAATGCAGTTATAGCCATTTGGAATGCTATCAAACAAGCGTTTATTACAGCTTGGGAAGCAATAAAAACAGCGTGGAGTGCATGCGGTACATTCTTTAGTACATTGTGGGAAGGACTGAAAACTGGAGTACAAACTGTAGTTCAGTGGATAGTTGATAAATGGAATAGTGCGGTAGCTTTATTACAAGCAGTATGGAATATAATTTCTTTTGCAGCAACGTTTGCATGGAATTATATTGTCGGTGCTATTTCCGCAGTAGTTCAACCGTTTATAGACAGCTTTATAAATTCATGGAATATCTTAAAAGAAGGCCTTTCAGCTGTTTGGGAAGGTGTCAAAATGATAATTCAAGGTGCTTGGGAATACATTAAAGCTATTGTGTTAGGGGCGGTACTAATTGTTATCGATTTAGTAACAGGTAACTTTACTAAACTTCAACAAGACTTACAAATGATTTGGGATGCAATAAAAAACGCTATTCAAATGGTTTGGGAAGGTATAAAACAAGTGGTTATAGCAATAGTGACTACTTTAGTAGCTTTAATAAAACAAGCTTGGGAAGAATTGAAAACAGGATTAATACAAATTTGGAATTTCTTATCGTCAACCGCTTCAACTATTTGGAATGCACTTAAAACAGCAGTAACAACAATTGTAACTGGGCTAGTCAACGGTATAAAAGCGTTGTGGGAAGGCTTTAAAGCTTTCTTTACAACTTTAATAAATACTGTTAAAAGCATAGCAGTAAACACATGGAATTCTATTAAGTCAAGTGTAGTGAGTATTATTCAGGGGATTGTGAATGCAGCTCAAAACGCTTGGAATACTTTTAAAAACGGAGTTCAAAGTTTAGTAAATAGCGTTACAAATATTTTTAGTACACTTAGAAATATCAACTTGTGGGATATAGGTAGTGCTATCATGAACGGATTTTTAAACGGATTAAAATCTGCTTGGGAAAGCGTAAAAGGTTTTGTTAGTGGAATTGCTGGATGGATTAGAGACCATAAAGGACCGATTGAAGTCGATAGACGTTTATTAATTCCTGCTGGTAATGCGATTATGGGTGGACTTAATAGAGGTTTAGATAACGGTTTTGATAAAACTATGGCGAAAGTACAAAGTATCACAGGTGCTATTGAGTCAAGATTTAATATTAATCAAAGTAAAGCTTTAAACGTTGAAAATACTATTAGTTCACAACCTATGGTAATTACATTCAAATTAGGTAACAAGGACTTTAGAGCCTTTGTGAGTGATATTAATCAAGTAAACGGTGAAGCAATACAATTAGAAGAAGTTTATTCAATTTAGGAGGAGTGTAAATGTACAATTTTATTAATACTAATGAAATAGGAGAGCAATTACACTCTTCTATTCAAACTATATTTAATGGTGTGAATATCGATACAGATTTAGAAGGTTTTAGAACGTTAGCGGTAAGTGGTCGAGGTTTGTTAAGTAAAAATATAAACTCAACTGATATTCCAGGTACGGACGGAAAATATTTTCTATATGGAAATTTAGGAGTTAGAGCTATTGTGGTTAAATTCCAGTTAAAAGCAACGACTAATGAAGAGTTTAGACAGAAATTCAATAGACTAAATATGTTATTACAAACTGATGAACCAAAGATATTAAAATTCACAGATGAACAAGATTATTCATATAAAGCTATCTTGCAAAAAGGTAACGACATAGAAGAAACGTCAAATAGTGTGGTATCGACATTTACTTTCCTGTGTTTAGATCCATACAAATATAAAGAAGTTGATAAAGATACAGGAGTTAGTAGCGTTACTATAACTAAACTACCTAACAACAAAAATGAATTTACACCAGAACTAATTAAGGTAATTGTAAATAGTGTTAGCGATAAGATTATCATTAAAAATCAAACCACTACTAAAAAGATAATAATTAATCATACTTCTTTTGCTGTTGGTGATGTGCTTGAGATTGATTTGAACAAAGATTATCCGTTGAAATTAAATACAATAGTAAGAAGTGATTTGATTGATTTTGTGGAAAGTGATTTTGATTTTACAGTAAAACAAGGTGACATTATAACATGCAGTAATAGTCGAGTATTAGAAATTCATACGAAAGAGAGGATGTATTAATGAAATTATTTCTGTTTAATAATGATGAAAAGCTAATAGGAACAGTAAGCCCGTTAGAAGGTATTCAGAACGAAGAAATAAATAAAATTCAAACGATAGAATGTACTGTGGTGTATTCTGAATTAATTGAGAAAGCCTTTTATATAGGACATAAAGATTATTCTGACAATAGGATATTCCATCTGTATAAAATAGACCACGTAACGAAAACTAGTACTACAGATGTGAAAATAGTTGGTGTACATACTTTCTTTGACGATATGGAAAGTGACGGATATGTAAAAGACTTCAGACCAAACAACAGAGAATTAGTAGGAGTACTGACAACCATATTAGATGGTTCACGTTGGCAACTAGGAACAGTTAATATCCAGCGAAGATATACAGGTAATTTCTACTACGTGACACGTAAGGAAGCAATAAGCAAGCTAATTGAAGCAACACAGATTGAGATTAAACCACGATTAGAATTTAGTCGAGGTAAAATCACAGGAAGATATTTAGATGTGTTCACTAGACTAGGAGCAAGGAATGGTAAAGTATTTGTTCACGGTAGAGACTTACTAACAGTTAGTGAGAAGAAGTCACAAGGAGCTATTTATACAGCCGTTGTGGGTCGTGGTAAAGGTGAAGAGACTGACACAGGGGGGTATGGTCGTAGGATATCATTTAAAGATGTTGAGTGGAGAAGAACAAGCGGTCAACCAGTTGATAAACCAGTAGGTCAAGAGTACGTAGAAATACCTGCCATGACTAGATTATATGGTTTTGAAAAAGGTACTAAACCACGTATTAAAATTGTTGAATTTCAAGATGAAACAGACAAAGAAAAACTATTAAGGCTTTCTTATGAGTGGCTTGAAAAAAATAGTAGAATGCAAGTAGAGTACAGTGCAAAAGTATTGAATGTTGGTAATCTTGAATTAGGTGATACTGTTGGGATATTTAATCCTAAACTAGGTATCAAATATGAAACAAGAGTATTTAAGGTTAAAAGAAATTTAGTTAATAATAAACTTACTGAATTTGGAATAGGTGATAAGGTTAATACATCTCCGTTCAGTAGGACTATTGAATTAGCTAAAGAGATGAAGAACTTTCAAGACGACACAGTTTATTGGCTTGATAAGATACGTGAAAGACTGTCTGATAAGTTAATTAATGAAGATGGTTATAATTATGATTTAAAAGCTGATAATGAATATAAAGTACCTGCTGGATATTATTCATTCGATAAACCTATTGATCAAAATCCTACTAAAGTAGTTTATATGGGAGCTGGTAAAATAGCTATAGCTAACAGTAAAAAACCTACAGGAGAGTGGAACTGGAAAACATTCCTTGATGGAAGAGGAGCAACGCTAGATTTAATTAATACAGGTGTGTTAAAAGCTGGTCGTATTCAATCTGCTGACGGTCGCAGTTACTGGGATTTAGATACAGGTGAATTCCATATGGAACAAAGTGCCATTAATGAAGCGGTAAAAACAGCAGTAAGTGGCAAAGTTCAAGAAATAGTAGGAGAAGTTAAGAAAAACTTACCTACTAAAGAAGAGCTTAAAGGAAAAAGTTCCTACATCCATAAAAAATACAGTGATTTTGCTGACGGTCGTAACATGAGTGATAACTCAACTCTTAAGTATATAGGTATTTACACAGGTGATAAACAACAAGCGCCTACTAACGCTAGTGAGTATAGCTGGACTAAGATTAAGTCGGACGGTAAGCTTTATAAAGCTTATTCTAACAGCTTAAATGGGCTTGATTTTACACTAGTTGAACCAGATGAAAATGCTAAGTTGTTTGCAAAAAATAGACCACGTGTGAATATTGTTAACGACAACGATATTAGCGATATTTGGCAAGCGAATATGTTTTTAAGTTTTAAACCTAACACAAAATATACTCTGACAGCTAGAGCTAAAGGAAACAGTAATAAGCTATGGGCTTATTTCAGAAATAATAAGACTAATGCTCAATTTAGCTGGGGACAGTTAGAGTTTAGAGGGCTGGAAACTAAGTCAATCACATTTACAACAACAAATGATGTTGATGACGTTCTATTTAAATTCGTATTAGTTCCGGAAGACGAAGACTGGACAGGAATTCAGATTGACTGGTTTACAATATATGAAGGTGAAAAAAGATATACTGATTACCCTGTTAACGAACCAGCGCAGTACCATAAATATCGTTATTTTGGTTATATTTTCAAAGAAGGAACACCAGTAGCAAGTGATTTTGAATGGTTCGATTTACAACAAACATCTATTACAAACGATAAATATACTCACATTGTATATTCAGATAATGCTGATGGTAGTAATTTTGGTCGTGAACCTAAGAAATACATGGGAGTTGCAAGGACTACATCTCCAACACAACCGACAGATAAGACGGCTTATAAGTGGTTTAAAGTTAAGGGTGAGGACGGAGAAAGAGGTCGTGACGGTGTAAGTAATTACATACATAGAAAATATAGTGACTATTCAAACGGTGCTAGCATGAGTGATAATTCTAATCTGAAATACATCGGGATATATACAGGTACAAGCCCAACTCCACCAACAACAGCAAGTAGTTACTTATGGAGCAAGATAAAAGGAGAAGACGGAGCAAACGGAGTACCTGGAGCTAAAGGCGCTGACGGTAGAACACCTTATTTCCATACAGCATACGCTAATAGTCCTACTGGTGACAGAGATTTTAGCACAACAAATAGTACTGGTAAGGAGTACATCGGGACTTACAGTGATTTTGAAGTTGCTGATAGTACTGATTTTAGGAAGTATAAGTGGGTAAAGATTAAAGGTGAAAACGGAGCTAATGGTCGCAATGGAACGGACGGACACAGTTTGACAGCTAACCTACGTTTTGAGGGTAAATATATAAATTCAGTAACAACTGATGTTAAGGTGTATTTAGATACATTCTATGACGGACAAAAGGTAAGTAGTGGATTTAATGCACAGGTTAAATTTAAAGGTGGACTTACTACTGAATGGAGCAATTTTTGGAACGCTAATATCGACAATACAGGTAGAATAACCAATATTAATTGGGGTAACCGTGAGCAAAACGGAACAGCACTAGAAGTAATAGTATTAATCACTTACAAAGGTTTAAATACCATTACAAACGCTAGAATGGAGAATGTTCCAGATATTGTCGAGATTAAAGAAATAACTAAAAAATACAAAACTTTTGAAAGTACGATTGATAGATTTGACTCAACGATAGGCGAGGTTAAACAACAGGTACTAGCAAATGAAGAAAAACGTAATTTAATAATCGGTAGTAGGTTGTTAAATGATAGTGATTATAAAGTATTCGGTAAAAAATGGGATGCTGAAAGTAATCGAGGTATCTATGCTCAGGTTAGACAAAGCACAGGAGATGGAGTTAACACTATACACAAAGGTAATTCTTACGTATTCGCAGTTGCTCAAAACAATACTCAAAACGTTTGGCAAGGGATAGGATTTAATATTTCTTCAAAATTATTATTACCAGGAAGACAATATTCGCTGAGTATTCCTTATTATATTTTAGGTGGATTTCCACCAGACAAAGGAATATTCGCTGAAATAAAAAATCATAACACAGGACGTACTGTGTGGAGAGAAGAGTTAACAAGCACACCTGGATATAGGCAGTCTTGGATTGAGAAGAAAGCAACATTTAGAACGGATAGAACGGAAAATCTATCAGATTACTCATTCTGGATATATGCTGTTCAAAACGGTGGATTTTGCATCTCTGCTCCTTATATGTGTGAGGGGGATGTATTACCTAAAAATTACTCTCCAGCACCAGAAGACGTTCATTTACAGAATAGTAGGTTAGAAAGCTCTATTAAACAAACTAAAGATGAAATAGAGTTGAAAGTTAGTAAGGACAATGTAATAGCTTCAATAAATGCTAGTGTGGAGACTACAGGAGAAGGGCCTGCTCAAGGTGTGGTTAAAATAGACGCTGATAAGGTTGATATAAGAGGAGCGTTGAGAGCTTATAAGGGATATATAGGAGGCTTTCAAATAGGGACACATGAGAAAGACTCCTCAAAATACTGGTTAACAGGAGTTAATCAATTCTACGTTGGAATGTCTAACGGTGGAGGAAACTGGGGACAAACTGCCTTGTGGGTTAACTGGGGAACTGAATGGAGTTCACCTGGGGATCATGCTTGGTTTGTCAAAGAAGACGGTAGAATGTTTTGTTACAACAAATCTGAGTTTTGGAACACGCCTGTAATACACGGTGATTTAAAAGTAACGGGTGATATTATTTACGACAACGGGAAATGGTGCTACTCACCGATTTATAATGAAATAAGCAAAAGTGGAAACAGGTTATCTTTAAGAGGTAATAATAAACAATATGATTTTATAAACATTGACTCATTAGTATCTGATAGAAGATTGAAAAGTAACATAAAAAAATCTACTGTTAACGCATTAGAAGTACTTAACAAGTTTGAAACTTACTCATTCACACGTAAGTATAGAGAAGATGTCAAGGATATTGAATTAGGTATCATGGCACAGGATGTTAAAGAGTATATGCATGATGCTTTTGTGGACCACCCAGGAGGATACTATACTTATGAACCGTTTGAAATGATACCTTACCTAATCAAAGGTATCCAGGAACTATCAACCGAAAATCAACAGCTAAAATCACAACTAAAAGCAATGAATGAAAGACTAACTAAACTGGAGGATAAAATCAATGGCGACTTATAAAAAAAACTATGCACGTGCTACCTATGACAGCAACGGTGGAGTACTAACAACTATTGTTAGTATATTTAATACTAACGGTGGGACTGTGATTGAAACAACGTTAAAAGGAGACCATTTAAGCAAGTCAGAAGATGAAATAGTACAGCTAGCATTAGAACAGTTTTATCAAGATACATATCCTAATAAAGCTGAGAATGAACGATTTACTAAAGTTGATGAAAAACTTAAAGTACTAGATACTAAACTAGCTGAAATGGACAAGATGAAAAAAGAACTTGAAATCACACAAGGTTCACTAATGGATTTAATAACACAAATGAGTGGAAGTTTGGAGGCTGAACACCATGAAGATAATTCACAACCTAAAAATACAAGTGAAGGAGGTGACAGTAATGATGGCAATGCTATTCGCAATTAACATAGCAAAAGGGAAAAGAACATTTTCTCAAGTACCTAAATTCTTAAAAGATAAAGTCAGAGAATGCTTAATCGATATGGATTTAGAACATCTAGCAAAAGAGGGGGCTTAATAGCCCTCTTTTATTTTATACAGAAAGGAGACATAATGCTTGAGAATATTTTATTTATCGTATCACAAGTATTAACAGTTGTGATTTTACCTGCTGTTAAATGGTGGTTGGATAAAGGCAATAAAAAACTTGTAGAGCAAATTGAAAGCTTAAATAAGGAAGTAAAGAAAACACAAACTCAAGTCGAGGAAGTAACTCAAATAGGGCTACAAAACAGGACTTCAAATAAAAGCATAATGTCTTATCGACTTCATAAGGAGTTTGGAGAAGCCTTAATTAAAGGATACACTACTGCTGATGATTTTGAAGAATTATCTGGACTTTATGCAAATTATAAAGAAGTAGGTGGAAACGGGAAGATTGAAGCATTATATAACAGATATAGAAAGTTACCTATTAGAAAGGAGTAACGTATGAAAAAATTAATTAAATTAGATTTTGACAATACAACAAGAGAAAGAAAGACTGAAGATAGTTATTCAGAGTTATACTCTTACGATAAAAATAACGGATTATTTGAGTTTGAGATATTAAATGACACTCTTACAACTGAACAAGTTACAGCATTATTTAAATTCACAGAAAGCAATAAGATCTGGAAGACTACAGGAACTGTTGAAGGTAATAAAGTAAAAGTAACGTTTGATACTACTTTAATCACTCAAAATGAAACGGTTATTTGTTACTTGTATTTTGATGAAGAACAAAGAACATCAGACACATTCAGATTTAAATTTAAGGTTAAAGTATCTGAAATTGACAAAATGAACCGTTACGAAGTCAAGGAAAGATTTATCAATAATACAGTAATTGTGGATAGATTAGATGTTGTTACAAAGAACGAACTGAAAGAAGCTTTAAAAAATGTTGGTGGGATAGCAACAGAAGGACTGCTAACAGAAGTTAAGGCTGAAGAAATTTACGCTAAAAAAACCGATGCAGTAGATAATACTAATTTTGAGTTAGTAAAAAATAGAGTATTAGCTTTGGAACTTAAGACTGATAAGGACACAGTATATGACGATAGCGAAGTTAAAGAACGACTTACAACGCTTGAAAATAAAGCTCCTGTAGACTTATCTGGATATGCCACTAAAGAAGAACTAAGAAATGCTAGTCGTAGTCAACCGAATGTTGACAACCTTGTGACTAAAGAGGAGTTAGAGAACAAACACTATATTTCAGATGTAAGTAATCTAGCAACTAAGGAAGAATTACAAGAAGTTAAGAACAGTCAACCAACAGTTGACACTTCAAATTTAGTGACTAGGGATGAATTAGAGAGTAAGGGATATGTAAAAGATTTATCTGAATATGCTAAAAAATCTGAACTTTACAACGATAGCGATTTAAAAGCACGTGTAGAGGTTTTAGAACAAAAAACGGATAAAGACACGGTATATGACGACACACCTCTTAAAGAACGTGTAACAGCTCTTGAAAGCAAAGCTATTGAAGGTGGAGCGTATGACGATAGCGATTTAAGAAATCGTGTTGTAGCGTTAGAAACTAAAGAAGATAAAGATACTAAATATGATGATACAGAAGTAAAACGCAGACTTACAGAACTTGAGAACAAGCCTACGGTTGATACTTCTGTTTTTGTTACTGAAGATAAATTAGCTAGCAAAGGATACCTAACTGAACATCAAGATTTAACTCCGTATGCTTTAAAATCAGAAATACCGCAACCATACAATGACACTTCACTAAATGAACGTGTTACAGCGTTGGAGAATAGACCAACAACAGGTGGGAGTGTTGATACTTCAAATTTAGTGACTAAAGATGAATTAGCTCCTATTTACGAATCGATTAACTATAATCCTTTGTACAAAGTGTATACAGAAGATACACCAAGAGAACATCTTGACAGCGAAGAGTCTTTTAAAACGGATAATCTAGATGGACGTGGAGGTACTATTTATTCTAATAATTCACATACAACAGTAGATATTTTCAAGGGAGATGTAAATAAAGAGAAATTTGTTGATTTTCAAACGGCTATGTTTACACTTGCTAATTCAATACCTGATAATTATAAAATCACAAATTTATTGTATTCTGGAACAGATGCTAACAAAGTAACTTTCCTATCAAACAAAAACTTTTCTGAAGTAGTACCTAAAGAGGAGTTAAAAGCCATTATAAAAGAAGTTGGCGGAAGTACTGGAAGTAACATTGATACATCTAATCTAGCAACAAAAGAAGAACTAGCAAAAGCAGTTACAAAAGAAGAATTAGAAGAAAAACATTATGTGACTACAGATGAATTAAATAACAAAGGGTATCTGACAACACATCAAAGGTTAGATAATGTGGTTACTAAAGAAGAGTTAGAAAGCAAGAATTATTTAACAACACCTTACAACGACACGCCTTTAAAAGAACGTGTAGAAGTGCTTGAGAACAAGGTTGATAAAGACACAATCTATAACGATACAGAACTAAGAAATAGAGTTGAAGTATTAGAAAATAAACCTAATGTGGACTTATCAAACTATGTAACTAATGAACAACTAGAGAATAAGCACTATTTAACACAACATCAAGAACTAACACATCTTGCTACTACTAGCGATTTAGAAGCATTAAGAAATATTGCTGTTAGTAAGTCAGAATTAAGTAAAAAGCTTGATACTACTGAATTTAATTCATTCAAAGACAGTGTTGTGACTAAAACTGAATTAGCTGAGAAAGGATATATTTCAGATTTATCAAACTATGTGACTAAACAAGAGTTGCATGAAGCGACAGAGATTGATTATTCTAATATCGTTACTACAGATGAATTAGAGCCATATGCTAAAAAATCAGAATTGCCTCAACCTTACAATGATAGTGCTTTAGTTAGTCGTGTTAGTGCATTAGAGAGTAAGCAGGATAACGATACAATCTATAATGATACTGAAGTTAAGCAACGATTAACGGCCCTTGAAAACAAACCTACTAATCAATGGGAAATTCACGGCACAGGAATGCCAAACGGTGTGGTTGAAGCTCCTATTGGTACAACATATGTCGACAAAAACAAAACTAACGGAGCTTTAAAATGGATCAAGACTACTGATGGTGGGAATACTGGATGGGAAGTTTTAATAGGAGATACTGGTTGGAGAACGTTAAACAGTGTCTCTAGAGTAGGTAACTCGTTCATAAAAATCAGACGAGTAAACAATCTTGTTACTTATCAATTCGGAGGCCTTCAATGGGGTTGGTTTGGAGTAGGAAGACGAAATGGACCTGGATTTGCAAAACACAATAGTAGCGGTGATAAAGGGGCTAAAGTTGTTAATCCGGGTGGTATTCCCGTAGGTTTCAGAAGTGAAACTTCACTTGTAGGTGGTACTTACGATGACAAAGGTAGACCTTATGGAATATGGTATCTAGGAGGAGTAAACGACTCAAACTTTATACAATTTACTTTTAATGACCCTATCCCAACGGATAGAGATATTGCAGATATTCGAGTGAGTGCAATTTCATACTTAACAAACGAACCATGGCCTACAACATTACCATAATTTTAGGAGGACAAATAAATGGAACAATTACAACCTATTTTATTAACACTTATCGTATTCGGACTTAACTTATTAGGTAAGTTTTTAAAAGAATGGAAGACTTTCCCGACAGAACTTATCCCTCAAGTATTAGGAGTACTTGGGGGCTTAATCGGTTGGGCGGTATTTCAAGATACTAACGCAGTACTTTTAGGACTTGCAAGTGTAGGAACACATCAAGTTGTTAAGCAATCGAGAAATAACGATAACGTTGATAATTCAGAGAAATAATGATATAATTTAGTTATCAATCCCCCTGTTCCTTTTAAGGCAGTTACGACTGACGCAGGGGTTCTTTTTTTAGATATCAACGAAGAGTTGAGAAAAACGCAGAAAAGTTAAGAAAAACGTAGAAGGCTAGATTTATAATCTAGTCTTTTTTATATTAATTAAAACGGAGGATAAATAATGGTATTACTTAAAAAAATACTAGACTTTCTAAAATCTGAAGTAAACAAACTACATGATTTTGATGGATATTACGGCAGTCAATGTGTGGACTGGATAAACTACTACTTGTGGACGTTCTGGAAGATACGACTATTCGGAAATGCTATTGACTTATTAAACAACGCTAAAGAACAAGGATTACAAGTAATATACAACGCACCAGGAGTAAATCCAAAGGCTGGAGATATATTTGTAATGGAAGTGCCAACACATCAATTCGGACATACTGGAGTTGTGATAGAAGATAGTGACGGATATACAATTAAGACCATTGAACAGAACATTGACGGAAATGCGGATGCTTTAACCAACGGAGGACCAGCACGATACAACGAACGTGATTTTACAGGGATAATCGGTTGGATTAGACCGCAAATCGACTATACGCAGGAGGAAACAAACATGATTTATAATGAAGATACTACTTACTTACGACAAACACCTCAAGTAGGTGTAGCACCATATAGACAAGTGCACGCTCACTCAACTGGAAATCCAACTAGTAAAGCTAGTGGAGAGGCTACTTACATGGCTAATAAAGACCTAAACAGTGGCTTTTATACTCATGTAGTTGGAAATGGGAAAGTCTACCAAACAGCTTACGTAGGACAAGGAGCTTGGGATGTTGGCGGTGATTGGAACAATGAGACGTTCGCAGCTGTAGAGCTTATCGAAAGCCATAGAACTTATGAAGAATTTAGAACAGACTACGAGATTTATATTCAACTGCTAAGAGATTTAGCAAATCAAGGTGGAATTCCTACTACTCTTGATAGCAACTCATTAGAAGGAATTAAGACACACTACTATTGCACTTACAACCAACCTAACAACATTTCAGACCATGTAGATCCTTATCCTTATTTAGCAAAATGGGGAATTAGTAAGGAACAATTCAAAAAAGATGTTGAAAGTGGTATTATTTCTAATGCACCTACTAAGGTTGAGTTAGATGTTCTTGATAGTAACACTAACCTTGAAAATAGGGAACAACCTTATTATCGTGGATATTTAAGCGAAGACTACTACCTAGAGACTGAACCTAACGCAAATAGTGCGGATAAGGAATTCATGGCAAAAGGCACTGAAGTGTATGTTTATGAGAAAAAGAACGGCTGGAGTAGAATTGGTTCAAACTCTAGCAATCAATGGCTAGAAGATGAATATTTAGTTGAAGCTAGTGTATTCTAAATTGATTTTAAAATAAATTTGTGTTAAAATAAATTTATCCTTTCAACCTACAAA